GACACTCACTGATTGAGGTGTCAAGGTCTTTTTCGAAGCATTCCCATACTCTCTCTTCGGAGACTGGTGTTCCGAACTCTTGTCCCCATTCGGTATCTTCGTTGATAACAAGGTGCCCCACGCCAAAGGTGTGGTAACCGAGATGGTCTGCGTAAATCTCATACTTGACACCCTCGTCTACTTTTAATGTTTCAAAAATTTCTTCTCTGTTCATTTTAATCCCTCCAATGTTGCGATCAGTTCGTCATACTTTGCGATCTGTTCTAGTTCTTTTTCTAACGTTTCCATGAAGTCACCATGCTCTGCTACTCCCACAGGGTTAGCAATAAAGGTTTCCCAGTTAATAACATGATATGCCCTTTTACCTTTTAGGTATGACATCATTGCTTCATTAATATGCATCATTTTATACCCATCCATTCTTTCGTCATTATGTAGTCTCGTACAAAATCGCTACGCACTATATCTTCCCATCCGAAATTAACAATATTAAAGCGCCTCATGTTTTGCAATATCTGTAGAAACTTGTTGATACCTTCTTTTTCTTTTTCTCGTGTAAAATCAGATTGATGATAGTCGCCGCAAAAAATTATCTTGGTCGCTTGACCCACTCTGGTGACAATAGAATCAAGTTCATGAAAATTTAGGTTTTGCATCTCATCAACAAGGATGATACTGTTATTAAAAGTCAATCCTCTTATGTATGATGTGCTGCCGAAAGTAATATATCCATTGTGTACAAGTTTATCGTATGCTTTTACATCATCAAATAGTTCTGCGCAAGCAGCGCGGTATGGACCTGTAAATGCATCTAACTTATCTTCTAATGTTCCTGGTAGATATCCAACCTCTCGAGTGGGCACGACTGATCGGACGATGTGAAGGCAGTCATATGGTGAAGATTTGTCCATAACTTCTTCAAGAGCAAGATAGATTCCTAAAAATGTTTTCCCTGTTCCAGCAGTACCCACCATTGCCAGTTGATCTCCTTCCTTCCATGATTCGAAGGCGTCCTTCTGGTGTTTTGTAATAGGGTCAATCGTAAGCAGGTCGTCTAACCTGATGTTCATATTCTCTGTTTGCTGCTTCCTCATGTTTTAATAGTGTTGCCGCGTCCAGAGTTTTTCTTAATAGTTTTTAATATATCTCTCCAACCATTATCAGTTTTGGAGAGAGTAGAACCTTGTTGTGAAATGATGTTTAGAGGAGCAAGAACCTGAACCCATTCACCAGATTCTACCATTGTTTCTTTTTCTGAAATTTTTAAAAACATTTCCTCGACCTCTCCGGTCTTCACGTTTTTTAAGTCATATGTTGGCATAATAATTGGCACCCCGAAGGGTGCCTATTAGATAAGGATCACCCCCTTGTAACTTGTTGAATTGCAGCATCTAGAAACGCTTGTTTCCTTTGTAATTTATATGCTGCTTCTGCTTTTCCCTTTTTGTTTAACTTGTGTATATAATGACCAAGTTCTCTAGAATCTTTTTTTAAACGTTCGATTTGATTTACTACCATAGGCAGTCTCCTGTTCTAGTTAGGGGATCATAATCAATCTCGGATTAAATCGGGGTAAGCCTCCTTTACTAATTTTTCTGTTAATCCTTTCACGGAAGTTTTCTTGTTAATCATATCGACGAGTATTTCAGCGTCGCGTGGGTGTACTCCCTCGAGTATCTCAAGGAACATACGTTCTCTTTTCAGCGGTTTTAAATTTTCTGATTCTCGTAACCCTTTGACAAAATATTTGAATTTTCTATGTTGTTTTAAAAGAGTTGACATGTGAGAGTTATCTGGCGCTGGTTCATATGGAACCTTTCCTGTAGGAAGATTCCATTGAATTTTAGGATCGAAAGTGCCTTGTAATACGTCTCTTACAGGCATAATGTCGTTTTTTTGTAGGAAAGCAATCTTTTCTTTTCTTGTCTTTGCTTTTGCAACTTGGTCAAGAATTTCGTAAACTTGTAACTTCATATTAAACCTCTTAAGTAATTATATATAATTTTTATTCTTTTGTCAAATGCCTAGAATGTATTTTACAACCAATGAATTGGTTGTAATAGTTATCGTCCAAAAGAACGCCATTTTCAAACTGTAACCGAGCTTCATGATAAGAGCAATCGCCTTTGGTCCTACATAGTTTGATAATCTCTCTTTTATAGTTAGTCTCACTCCCCTCCACGACTCGTTCTTTAAGGGTTTCGTTTGACCCATAATATTTTTTCCAATCAGATTCTACCAGAGTTCTTTTTCTTCGTTTACGTGTTTTCGTAACAGGTAAAATTTTTGAGCGCCAAAAAAACTTCTTGCCGATATATTTTTTACCAGTATCAATTTCAGTAATACAGTAAACAAATCCATGAAACGATTTGATATCTTCTTCCGTAGGATCGAAGACTTTATTATTCATATACCAAGTCATTTTTAAGTTTTCGTAGAAAAAAGATATATTTCTTCATCTTCTATTACAGCAACATAATCTAAATCTGTTTTATCCAAAAATTCTAAAGCTGTATGAATACTGTTTAATATAGGTTTTCCAGCTACATTAAATGAAGTGTTTAACAACATATCAAAATGTTCAAGAAGCGAATAAACAAATGGATTGCTTTCTTTAGTTACCGTTTGAAGTCTTGCTGTTCCGTCAACATGAACAACTGAGGGATATTTTTTAGCTGTTCTTTGGGTTGCTTTAACAGCAAAAGACATCCATTCAGTGTTATCAAAATTAGTAGAAATAAAATGTTTATCTGCTACTTCTTTTCTACAAACAGGAGCAAAGGGACGATACCATTCTCTTTTTTTAATGTTAAGATTAACATTATCTCTGGCGTTAGGATAACTTGGGTCGCATAATATAGATCTGTGTCCCAAAGCTCTAGGACCTTTTTCTACATTTCCTTGTACGATACCTATAACTTTACCTTCTTTTAACTTTTTTGCTAGATTTTCTACTGTTATTTTTTCTGCGTTTTTATGTTTTTCCCAGTAATTAAAATGTTCTTGTAAACGATGTTTATCTTCTAAAGGAAAATCAGAGTAAAGTTTAAATTGTTTCTCAACATCTATTCCATGCTCTGTTAAATATTTGATCGCTATTCCCATTGAAATATTTTGATCGCCAGGATCCGGAGGAACAAATACATTACAGGATAATTGTTCTTTTACTACTTCATTTACTATGACATTAAATGCAGATCCGCCCGTAATAACTAAATTATTATCATGCTCTCTTAACAGTTTTTTTATGTGAGGCGTGGATAAGAATTCAACTGTAAATTCTTCAGCTGCTTTTTGCGCTGCGTAACAGTGATAAATTTCATTATCTTCGTTCCATATCTGTTTTCTTTCTACGAATTGAAAACTAGGTTGTTGTTGTGTTTTGTTTTCCCAGATAAGATTCCAAGGCATAGCATGAGCGTCATTCATAACAGGTTTATTCTGTCGCCACCTTAACATGTTAAACGTTGACCACATTAATCCTTTATAGTAATCTACTTCATCTGGTCTTTTTAGGCGATGACCATACGAAGCTAATCCCATTACTTTACCTGGATAATCTAATATTTCTGACAAACCCGAAACTTGTACATGAGGAGAAATATAATTCTTACACAAAAATCCTAAACAATTAAAAACATGACCATAACCATTTACCCGTTTATATTCTGTGACGTTATCAAAAATTTTATTTCTACAAGTGCTCATACCTGTTTTGGTATCATCTCCTCCACCATCATGAGAATATATTAATGCATTTTCAAATGGCGAAGCATAATACGCAGAGATTTGATGCATATGGTGATGTTGCCAAGTGGGATCGGAGTTTTGACTTCCACGGACTTCGACTAATTTAAATCCGTTATATTTTCTTCCCATCTCCTTGGCAAGAGCATTCCAAGGTTCTGCTCTATTATTAGGATACAGCGTATACACTACAAGTTTATCTGGAACTTGAAACCATTTAGTGTCAACAAGTCTAGACAAAAATCTGACGGTCTTGTCTAAAGTTCCGCTTTCATTTTCTGCAGAAAATGGTGGTAAATCTCTATGCTTAATTTGAAAAATTTTTTCCAATTCTGCATATTTGAATTCTTTAGTGTCAAAATTATATTGTGTTATTGACGCGTCATGCCCTTGAACCAAAAACCATATAATCATATTTAATCTTCTTTTTGTTCAACCCATTCTTCGTTCATATCTTCGCCGCACATAGGACAATAGCAAGGAAGTTCATTTTCATTAATTACTTCAATTTCTATCTGCACTTCACAAGAAGAACATTCTAACTTATACTTATATTCTTCCATGATGGTCCCTAAAAATCCAATGAACGTCTCGTTTTTCGTCAAATATTACAACATGATCAAGTTCTGTATCTTCAAGCATTTTTAATGCTGTTTCAATTTTATTAAGAATGGGTCTCCCACCTTCATTAAATGAAGTATTGAGTAAAACTTCACCGTCAACAAATTTTAAAGCATGATAAATAAAAGGTTCGTCAATTCTTTTAAGAAGTTGTAATCTTGCTGTACCGTCTTCGTGCGTTATTGCTTTTAAATTTTCTTGATGTTGTTTTTTAACAGTTACCGCATATGCCATGGTTTCCATATTATCCCATTTAATGCTATTAAAATATTTTTTAGCTTTTTCTTCTCTACAAACAGGAGCAAAAGGGCGATACCATTCTCGATGTTTTACTTTTTTATTTAATGTATCTTTCATATTTGGGTATTTTGGATTACAAAGGATTGACCTGTGACATAAAGCTCTTGGTCCAACTTCTATTGTTCCTGACAAATATCCAATAATTTTCCCTCTGTTAAAATATTCAATAGCAAGAGTTTTTGCGTCGATAGGTTTAGCAGCATAATATTTTATGTAGTAATCAAGTTTCTCTTCGTCTAACAAACGAAGAGAACTATGGTTTCCTATCTTGGGCATATTATTCTTTTCATAATTTGCCAAGAATCCTATTGAAAGCGCGCCATCCGAAGGATCAGGAGGAACAAAAAAATTTACATGAGGATACTTCGTTTTTATTTCTTCGTTAAAAAGTACATTTAATGCTCCTCCACCAGATAAAACGACATTATTTTCATATTCTTCTAAATAAGGAACCAGTTCTTTTTCAAAAGTTTTATGCATCACAACTTGAAATAACTTTTGTGATGCCCATGCCATATCTGCGTCGCTCAAATTCTGTAAAGATTTTCGCCATTGTTTGAAGGTAGATATATTTGATGTATGTTGATCCCATTCTTCTTGATTTTCTTTCCTACCTGTATAGAAATTAGATTCTCTATAGTAATCATATAATTCCAAAAAATTATCGCTATATTTTCCATATGCTGAAAGACCCATAACCTTGCCAGCATAATCAGGCATTGATGTTTTTGGAGAAATTATTTCCATATCTCTGCCAATTTGCGAATAACTTGTAACTATGTTATTAGGAATTACTTTACTGTATTCACAAACATAGTCGTTAACACCGAATACGTTACAACTTTCCCAATCTCCTCCGCCGTCATAAGTTAAAATTAAAGATTTTTTAAATGGACTTTCATGATATCCATATAATCCATGACAATAATGGTGTGAAGGGTTTCTATCTTTGATGATGTGTTTATTTTTTGCTCTTATTAAAGAAGATAAAATATTTACATGAGGATATGATTTAAAATAATTTCTTTTTACAGTGACATTTTGATATCTTTTAAGATATAAATTGTCAAAAATTTCATCAAGAATCCCAATGTGTTCTAAAAAATCATAAAATCCTTCAAAAACAATTCTGTGATTTTCCGCAGAATGTAATTGTACTCCTGGTCCAGGTATATGATTAGTCAACCAAGATTTCGGGGTTGGTAAAAAATGCTTTACATTAAAAAATTTGTCTAACGGGTAATATTCTGCTTTTTTAGACATAGGATCATTTATAATACAAGAAGCATCATGTCCTAAGTAAAACGCGATATTTCTCACTATGCGATCTCGCAGAAACCAGCAGCACATGCTAGTTCTTGAGATCCTACTGTCATGTCAGATGCTTCATACTCCGCAAGATCTGACCACACCACATCTTTAGGCATACGTAACAACATCTCTTTATACTCAGCTTCAGAGCAATCCTGGTACGGTGCCTGCTTGTATGTGTGTTCAGAGAAGGGTAAGAACGACACACCAGACATGTAATCAAAGTTAGCATAAACCCAAGCACCTACTTCCATCCACTCGTTCTCTTTCACAGAAATCGTCACAGATGGTTTGTGTTCACACCAGTGCTTCTGATAGACCAACCACATCTCCAGTTGTTCAATTGCACTCATGTCCTGACGGAACACAGCATTCTTATCTACCTTCACAGGGAAAGAAAATACTGATGTGTGCGAAGGGTTCATCTGATCGTCTTCAACAGGAAACCCCTTGTCCACCATAAATTGAGTCAATGGATCTTTCTTGTCACCACGGACTGTGCGAATGTAGAAAGGATTGTGACGAGCATGGATACCTGATGCGGCATCAACTAACTGTGACACCGTACCTGATGGTTTGACACAGGTGATAGCAACGCTCTGGTTAATACCGAGTTTCTTTGCCATCTCAGCATTGACCTTGACTGCTTCTGCTTTCAGTTCTTCTAGCAACGAGGGAAGATCACCGATCTTACCGTTGGTGAATTTGTTGTCCATGATACCAGTCATAGACACACCGAGCAATCGCTCCTCTTCGCAGTTTTTCTTCCACCCCTTGGAGATGTACTTGAAGTTAACCAGCGAAGACTGGAACGTGCCTAGAATAGTTGCGAGACGAACTTTTTCAAGTAGCGTCTCGCGGGTGTCGCTCGCACGAACCACAACCTCAGAGAGATTACAGAACTCACGCGAGCGAAGAATGATCTCAGAACAAGGGTTGGTGCCAAACTCATGGTCACCCACCTCGCGTCGACCAGACTTCTCTGCCATCATATTGGCAGACTGACGGTTGAAAATACCACGCTCTCCTGATTTGGAGTCGTATAGTGCCTTCCACTCGTCCATGAAGATACCGATATCTGGTTTCTCAGCATATGCTGCGCTGTTGTTTGCGAGTGCGCGTTGCCCATGGTCGTTCCACCACTGCCCCGCTTTCGCATGGCGCATCCTATCGTCTGACAGGTTAGACAGTGAGATCAAAGCAGAGCGACGAACACCACCCACAACCACGATCTCAGCAATCTTACACACGATGTCATGACACTCTACGGAAGTGAGTTTTCTCCCTGCCGCAAGTTTGAATGTCTCAACACAGAACGTGAATAGATTCTCCAAAGGTTCAGGTCCACTCGCACGACCACCGAAGGTCTTGAGAGGAGCACCTGACGGACGAACTTTGCTTACATCCCACTGAGGAACCTGACCTGCATATAGCAGACCCACCAATTC